GCTTGTGCGCTGCGTATCCGTTGCGCTGTGTCTCTATGTGTCTGATTCTCAGGGGCTGTTAGCCATGTGGATATCGTTCTAATTCCGATACCGGCTAGGGCGGCAGCTTCGGGAGTATCTAGGCCGCGTGCGTAGGCTTCCACTAGGACGTTTATTTGTGCGGGTGAGATTGTCATGCCGTAATGCTACCAAACTGGCCGAAACTGCTACCGCTACACCTTGACAGGACTTGACATGATTATGATAAGATAAAAGGAAAAGCCCGCCCGCTACCGGGGCAAACACATAGCAGCCGGTCTGAACACCGGGAAAGGAATCGAGACCATGATTAAACGATGCAGCAGTTGCAACGGAACTAAGGCGCAAGTGGGCGAAATTACTTACGGCCTGCACAACATAGACGGCGTGCCGTTCCCGCCAGAACTTAATCGGTCGGTGTGCTTCCCATGTGGACGAGCGCACGCGGCAGTTATGGCGACTGCCAAAGCCGACCGCGATCACGGACCGGACGTATGCCCCGCAGACACCGGCGCAAACAATGGGTATTGCCCATACCATCCCGAAGGCGTCGCAATCGACGCTCCGCTAATCATTAACGGAAGGATCGTACGATAGGCCGAAACGCCCGTTACCGGGCGTCTATGGCGGATAGTTCCCGCCATACTGATGAGGCAACCTCTCAGACAACTTCCCCGATTGAATGTCGGGCGAAAGGAATAGCAACCGTGGAACCCATCGCAACCGCAACCCTCAAACTGTCCTTAAATCGGTCAGGCGTCGGACGCCTCTGGCTCGAAGGGACGAAACTACGCAAAGCAGGATTCGAGCAACACGACCGGGTAACGCTCGTCCTCGAAACTGTGGACGGCATCGACACCGTGACCGTGTTTAAGAGTCCAACCGGGAAAGACGGCATTTGCTCTGGCAGAAAACCCCGCAAGGCTGGCGGCCCGGCCCTCCCGATAATTGACCGCGGGATGCCCCAGTGGACGGCCCTAGTAGGTACTCACAAGCTGGGCGTTCAATACTTCCCCGGCATGGTCGTAATCACGCCCGAAAGGATTAGCTAGATATGCGAACAATTTATTTGCCAGTAAACGACGCGTACGCGGTCACTATGTCCGGCGAGGATATCGTTTCATTATGGGACGAATCCGGTTCACTAGGTTCGATCTTTAACACGGTCGAGGAATTAGATTGGGCGTTACGCCTTGCAGGTCTCGAACGCGAGACCGCGGCCAGTCTTACAGGCGTACGCATCGCCTAGCTTGTACGCCGATCCGCCCGCGAGCCTTACGGGGTTCGTGTGGCGGTCACGGTTGCACAAGCACACCGATACATCCCCGGTATGGAAACCGGACAATCCAGGAGTACGAACCGATGACACTCACCAAATACGGCGCGATGGCGCAAATCTTGACCGATGCGGAGTATTCCGCACGGCACGACTACGCGCTGGACGCATCAGACGACGCGCACGACATCGCGCACGAGATAGCCGACGGCGCGGTCCCGGTTTACTACAACCGGATCGCGGAAGTAGGCGCGAGCGATCTCGACTTAATCCTAGACGAACCGGAGATAGGCCCAGCGTTTGACGGTTCGCCCACGCCGGTAAACATCATCGCCGCGAACATCTACGAGCGCGTGCTTAATCACGTACTGCCGATTATTGAGGAGATGATCGAGGACCTAGATTAGGAGATACCCCGCCGAGCGTCGGCGGCGGCTGTCCGACGCGCCTAGCACCCTACAAACAGGAGATGCGAACCGATGCCGAGTCCACGATGCCCGAATTGCCGCAAATGGTTTATGAGTGCGCGACAACTGGCCCACCACGCCGCCAACGCCGCGAGACTGTGCAACGCTTGACCGCTGCCGCGGGTTGCAACCTGTAACGGGGTTGCCTCCCGCATCGGCGAACCTAGCCGACAACGTAACGCCCGGTATGAACGCCGGGACAACCCAGGAGGGTACGACTATGACCTTGACACCACAAGAACGCGCAGCGATGGACACTTGGGACGATAACGAGAACATTAAAGACGTTGTAGACGCGATGTTTGACGCGGCGACTAAGGTTTGCCAGGAGCGCGGGATCAAATTCGCGGGCGATGATCGCATGGCGAAAGTTGAAGCCAACATAATTATCTGGCTCCAGAACAGCTAACCCCCAGCCGGGAAGCCGTCACCCGGTAACGCTTGACGGCTACTACTACTAGCCCTTAGAATCCACCTCACGACAGGCGGCGAACCCGCCGCACAGAATCCCGGCATGGACACCGGGCGAAAGGATCAGACGACAATGGACAGGCACTACCTAACCACAAAAAACACGACCATGCGCCGAATACGTGACGGGCGGGTAATCATGGACGCGTTCAGTAACGCTGGACGAGTCAATGTAATCCTCACCCCTGAACTGATCGCTCAACTAGCGGTCAAGGTTCAGCGTAGGGAAGCGCGGAACGTGATGCCCTCACAGGAACGCACCCGTTAACCATCCCACCGCCGCCCGTTCAGCTACACGGCTGGACGGGTAGCGTAGGGAAGTTAGCCCTAATCACTAGCACCGGCATGAACGCCGGGGAGGATCAACAATGGCACACGACACCTTGTACGAACGTAACAGCGGGAATGTCACGATCACGGTTCGCAGCGTAGATGATCTATACGCCGATTTTAGTGATATCGGGACGTTTTCCGACTTTCGATCCCCCGGCAACGAACAGGCGAAACTTGTTCACCGGGATACTGAATCAGTTATGGATCACCACGGTATATGGCGGGACGAACACGGCCAGATCGTGGCCGAACCGGAAGTATCCGCATACCGCCGAACCTACGCCTACACGTTCCACGACAACGGACACGACAAGATTAAATACGCAATCCAGGACGCGCGCAGGTTGGAAGCTATGGAACGACACGAGTGGCAATACTTCGGTGTCGTGGCCGACGTTTACCTTGACGGCGCGGCGATAGGCCGCGGTTCGGTGTTCGGCGTTGAATCAGATTCCGGTAACTACATCAACACAGTAGCGCGGGAAGTCGCAACCGAAGCACTAACCGAAGCCAAACAGTGGAAACAGCGCAACCTAACCGCCTAGACCCACGCGCTCAGCGCGGCAGCGGCGACGTTGCCTCGCTGACCATGTGCGACTAGCACATAAACCAGGAGCCGCCCTGAACGGCGGGAAAGGACTTAGACAATGACACAGCACACACCGGGGCCGTGGACAGCCCACAATTTTGGCGACGATAGCTGGGAGATTCTAACGGCTACCACCATCGTTGCCGAAGTGCAGGACAACTTGAGCAGCCCCGGCAACAGCGAAGCCAACGCAGCCCTGATCGCTGCTGCACCCGCCATGCTGGAGGCGTTAAAGGCGGTCGAGTCAGAGATCACAAGGCTTGAACGCATATCCAAACAAGCGTTCAGCATCGACGAGGTGCATCCTGCTGTCGATCGTGTCGCCATAGCAACCAGAGCCGCAATCAGAGCGGCAGAGGGGAAGTAACTATGACACAGCACACACCGGGGCCGTGGACCGTGGACGACTGTCCTGACGCTGACGGCTACGACACGATTCGACTGGCCGACGGCACGCTCAACGGCAACACCGAAGCCCAGCCGATTGCCACCGCTTACAGCCACTCAGCCCTGATCGCAGCAGCCCCAGCCATGTTGGAGGCGTTGCGGAAACTGTCAGCCGATGCCGCAATATTTACACGCACCATGCCCGAGAGCGGCGGTAGTCGCGCTCACTGGTCGGAAATGCGGCGGCGGTTGATTAACAGCAATACGGAAGTGCAAGCCGTAATCGCCGCGGCAGAGGGGAAGTAACCGATGGGAACCAGCTTACAGTTCTATCAGGACTACTACGGCGCGCTGTTAGGCGCACGTATTCTGAAAGTCGAGCTAACGCAGGGGGAATACGAGGGCCAATACTGGCCCACGTTCACCGTCAAGACCAAAGCCATTCGCAAGACCGCGACGCGTGACGCCGTACCCGCTCAGACGTTGATGGTCGAGGTCAGCCAGGACGAGGAGGGAAATGGTCCCGGCTTTCTCTTCGGCCTACCCCACCCAAAGCAGCCCGAGCGGGTAATCGACGACCGGGTCGAGGTTGACCCGCGGCTGGGCAAGGAGGCGAACCAATGACTAACCCAGGCCGACTCGCAGCGATGGTCAGGTCAAGGTACACGGGGGATGACGTAAGGGCCGTGTCGGAAGTCATCGACCAGTTAGACCTGATCGGAGAAGTGACCCTGTACCCGACCGAAGATCAGCCGGGTTACAGCGACCGAGGCCACGACGATTACTGGACTGACTTCTGGCTGACCGTCGAATCTGAAAACTATCACAGCATAATCAGTCACGACAGCATCGTGAAGCAAATACAGGAGTAGAGATGAGCAACACGAAAGAAATTCACATAGCAGGGACCGTTCCCTACCATTTCTTAAATGAAATGAGCGACCCCGACGCTGCCCGAATTGCACGAATGACCGGGCCGTCTATGGGCCTGTCGATAAGGTACTCAAACAATTCTCGATATGTGCCGAATACCGAGGTCGGCGGGACCGGCATCGGACAGACAGCGGTGTACGAGTTTGAGATTTCTGGCATCGAGGCGTTGCCGTACAAGTATCTCGACGCGCTAACCGATTCGATAGTCGCTGCCAACGGCACAATCACGAGCAACGAGGTGTATGACCTTGAAGCATAACAAAATCGAACAGGCACACATCGACGCAGACCGGCACACGCAGACCTGCGACGACCCAGGTTGCGCCGAGTGCAACCCGACAGCCCGAGGCATGTTGGCCTCAGAATTGATAGCGCACCTGATCCCCATTCGGGACAACCACGGCGACCCGCTCGTGACGATCTACGCACACCAGTGGTTTCAGCATGTGGGGGCGGTGACGCTTCCCGACGAAACGCACTTTACGGCGGTGCTGTATCTGGGCGACGAACTCGATCCGAGGGAGGGATGACGCAGATACCTTTGCAACGCACGATCCTCGACCTGTGCGGAGGGAGGCAGGGAAGCTGGTCTAAGCCGTACGCGCTGGCCGGTGATCCTGCGAACCCGCCGTACACTCGCATCGTGGTCGATCCGCTCGCATTTCTTGGGAGCGACGCTAGGTTATTCCCAAGCCTGACGAGTGTCACGCCACGAAAACCAAGCGAGTTCCAGGATGTGCGCGACCTGCCCCAAATCCACGGGATACTGGCTGCGCCGGTATGCACTGTGTTCAGCGGGTCAGGCGCACGCTGGCCCCGCTCAGACGATGAGATACGTGAGGCTCTGGCACTGGTGGACGCGTGCGTCCGACTGGCCTACGTCCTCAAGCCTGTCTGGTGGGCGATGGAGAACCCTGTTGGGAAGCTGAACAAATGGCTGGGTGATCCGGTCATGTCGTTTCAGCCGAACGATTACGGCGACCCGTACACGAAGCGCACCCTGCTTTGGGGGAACTTCAATGCAGCAGGGCTGGAAGCTGCGAAGAACCCTGTACCCGCCACCGAAGGATCGAAACTCTGGCGCGGGTACGGAGGCAAGTCAGAACGCACAAAGCAAGCAAGGTCGATCACGCCACCGGGCTTCGCTCAAGCCTTCTGTGACACGAACCCTTGATAATAATAATCACAACCTTTAGTATCAGATACGTCGGGCTGATACCCGGCAGATTGGAGAAGAATGGAACGCGATGAACACGACCAGCTTCTGAGTTTGGACGGCATGTCCAGCGACGATCTCAGCGACGAGATCGCTAACGCTGAGACGCGCATGATAAATCTCGACACCGCGCTTGCCTTACACGAGACACGCGTCGAGGGCGGGGCGATCCCCGAGGACGAGGTTCTGTCGAGTGGATTGTGGGCTGCGGGAGCCGAGGGATCACGCCGTCATCAACAGGGGTACCTGGACTGGCTAAAACGCCGACTAGGTACGCTGAACAGGGCCAGCAAAGAGGCCCGAGCCACGTCCCATCAGGGCGTATTCGTAAGCGTGGCCCGACAGCAATTATCAACCGAGCAGTTCAACCTGCTGCAACAGGAAACTGCTAGGCAGTTGAATAACGAGAGGGACTAGAGATGCGAGAAGAATACGAGGGCATCGCACGACGCGCGCTGCAAGAGGCCGAGGCCGCGCTGAGAATCTCACGCGGCGACGAACGAATCGCCGAGCGGTATCGACTCCAGGCGTTGACATACTGCGAGATTGCTACAGCAGCATCGGCTCTGCTGGCCGCGCTCAACAAGGAGGGGCAAGCATGAGTGGATTCAGCCGAGAGTGGGACGGGGGTACACATGGAGGGCTGTCCGCTTGAGGACACCGACCATGTTGAGCATGACTATGACGGCAAGCACACCTGGGTCAATGTCACAGGCGAGAACGCACGCGCCGTACTGCACGACGCGTGTGGCAGGGCATTGGTGTTCGGTGATTGGAAGGGCCACGAGTGCGCCTGTCCCGACCTGATGGTCGAGCGCGCAGTCAGCGCAGCCGACAACTATCTGGATCAATTACGAGAGGAGCAGATGCGATGAGCAGGTACACCATACCGCCCGACTACGGCGGGGATCAGGACGACCGACAGGCCATGCTCGACTGGCAGGACTCAGAATTGTCCAGCGAAGATGACCGGCTGAACGCCGAGGATGACCGCCCTACCGACAGCCAGGCCCGTGCAGCGGGTGGTGTCGAAGCGTGGTACAAGCAACGGGATGAACACCGTAAGGAGAAACGAGATGCCTGATAC